CTTACTTGATGCCTGTATCTTTCCCACCATTCTTCACGAATACGTCTAAGAACATCATTTTCTGCAAACTGTAATTGATCTGCAAAATCTGCTATGCCAAAACCTAAAATGTCTGGTTGTATTTTTTGTAAACTAGTATTAGCAACATTAAATTCATTTGTAGCCATTATTCAGCTTTCTTTGTTTCTGTTTTCTTAGGTTCTTCTTCTTTTACCCACTCACTATCTTTTTTGGGTTCTTCTTTAGGTTTTTCTGCTTTTGGTTTTGGTTTGGGTGTTGGTTTTGGCTGTGCTTTCGGTTTGCCATCATCAAGTTTCCAACCTCTTAAATTCCAAATGTTGATATTGTTTTCATAATCAACTTTACGTCTTTCAATAACTCTATCGCCTTTTACAAGTTTGACCATATCCATAATTACTATTCCTTATAAAAAGGGGTGGTTTCCCACCCCATAAGTTTTAGTTAGCTAGTGTGTCTGCTGTTAACTTAACACCATAGCTGTCATGGATTTCACTTACTCCATAAACTGCTGTAGCTACGATTTCATCTGCTCTTAATGAAGCGTCTCTTTGTGATTCAATCTTGAGGTCTTGCATCATTGCTAAAGCAAGTGCATCTTGAGAGAATACACCACCAATAGAGTCATCTGAACCATCTACAGAAATATTTGAAGATTCAAAAATCTGAACTCCCGCTATTGTTCCAACAAAACCAGTTCGCATAGCTTCGTTTGAAAGTTCTGTATCTCTACCCACAAATGTATTTGTTAAAGACTTTTTAACATTGAATATTTGCTTCGGGTGAAATACCCCATAGTAAGGGGCGGGTGCATTTGCTGTTCTTAAATCAGCAACCGCTTCAAATACGTCTGCAACTGTAAGTTCATTACCCGCACCACCCGCTCTTTCTGTTGAAAAGCCTGTGAATAATGCTGATAAGTCTGCATCTATTTTTCTTGCAATAGCTTCACCAAATAACCTACCAATATCACCCGCAACATTTCTTGATGCTGAGTTTCTTGCTAAGTCTGTTAGTGTTGTCATAATTCCAACTTCTGATGCTGTGATTGTTACAGATGTTGGGTTTACTGCTGTATTACTTAAATCAGTTGCTTCGTTTACTGCTGATGCTGATACGTTTGCATAAATCGGTACTTCTACTGATTTACCACCACCCGCAATAGTGTAGTTTCTAACTAAGTTTCTCATTATTGATTGCTCACTAGCAACAAATAACGCTTCTGCTACTATTTCGGTGTAGAGTTCCGAAATGGTAGAACTGGTTGTTTCATTTGCCATTTTTTACTCCTATAAATAAAACAAGTTATGGGTTTGCATTAATAACTCTAGGTTGGGAATCTCTTTGCTTTTTGTATTGAGCATACTTTTTCCTATCTTCTGGGTTATTAAAATCTAACTCACTCAAATTTAAAGACTTATTGAGTTCTTGTCTATCCACATTTGACACCGAACCAGAACCACTAGGGGTTGCTGAAACAAAGTGCGGGTTTTGTGTTAAGAACTCTTGAACTAATTCATCTGTAGTCAAAAGTTCCCCCTGTTTATTATATCTAGCAATTCCATTCTTATCAAGAATTTCAACATTACCAGTTTCATTTAGCTTAATATCATTTTTTAAAAGATCAACAACTTGTGAAGCATTTATTGCTTTATGTTTTGAAGCTGACTCTAATAATGATTTATTTATCTTAATATCTCTAAGTTGATTTTCTAATTCTGATTTTTCTTTTTGATGTTCTTGGGTTCTGGTTTTCAGTATTTCTTCAAACTCACCCTTTTGAATACGTTGCTTTTCTTCTGCTTCTTTTTGTGTCTTTACAGCATTTATAGCTATATCAATGTCATCAACACCTAACTTTTTAAACATTGAACCCCGTTCTTTTGCTAATCGTCTTTCAACAATATTATTAACTTCATCTTGGGTAAATGTTTGTGCCTGTGGTGTTTCTTGTACCTGTGGTGCTTCTTCTTCTTTTGTTTCAGTAGTTTGTTCTACTTGATTTTCTTCTGCCATTTCTTACTCCTATATATCCCAGTTTGGGTCTGTTGGAATCCAAGTATGTCGGCATCTATATCCACCTCTAACAATAAATGGGTCACCAGTTGATTTTCCTTGCCAACCTTGATTATTCCAAATATCCCGAATTTCTTTTTCGGTTAATGTTTTATTTAACATATTCTGACAAAAAGGTCTACTATCCCTTACAAGCGTACCTGTATATGTGAAATGTGTTAATCCCGCTTCTTTTGCTTTGGCTACTGTAAACTGACCATGAAACTGCATAACTGAATCATGTGCTATTTGACTTGCATAACGTCTAAGGTTGTTTCCCGCTCTATCAGAAGCATATTGTGTGTGTAACTTTCTTACTGCTTCCTCAACTTCTACCCTTTTTGCATTATCAAATTTATTCTCGTTAATAAAATCAACTAATTCATTTATTTCCGCAGTGTTTGAGGTTTTATAAACACCATTGATATGTGATCTAATATTACTAACCATATCTTCAAAAGGTCTACCCGCTATTGTACTTTGGTAAACTTCGTCATTTATTACTTTTAGAAATCTTTCAGCTATATCTTCAAAACCGCTAAATGATTGATATTTAAGGGCATTTATGGTTTGTAAATCTACTTCGGTAAGACTTTTAAATTTTGCGGGTATAGGCATTTCACCAAATGTATCTAATACTTCTTTTGCAATTTTGTTATATTCTTCATTGATAATAATATCTGCTTCTTCTAAGAATGAAGTTTGTATTAGATTTCTTATTCTAGGCTGTAATTGTATTGCTAGTCTTTGTGATACAAGCTGACCTTTTGTTGCTCTTGTAACTTCTTTTACAACATCTTCTTCTAGCTTGTATAAAACATTGATTATACGTTCTTCATGCTGATCTGCTAATTTTTCTAAAATTCTAGACATTACAATGGAAAATCTTTTTTCCACGCTTTTATTGACCAGAAAGCGGGTGATAAAGACTTTTGTCCTTTGACTTCTTTAAGAACACCACCCATTCTAGCTAAGAATGATCTTTGTCTTGCGGGTATGCTTTTCTTAATAGACATACCTCTAGCACCAAAAGTAACTTTATTTATTTTACCTGTAGCTTTGTTTTTGACGTAAACACCAAACTTTTTTCTTTTAGATTCTGCTGTAGTTAGTCTAAAAGGTTTATTTAGTTTTACTTCTTTTCCTCTGTATTTAGCCATTGCCTATCATCTAATCTTTCGTTTGTTATCATTCCACAAGCTATACATTTATAAACATCTTTTAACTCGGTTTTTTTAAGTGCAACTTTGCACCTAATACAAAATTTAATTTTTTCTTTGTCCATATAATCATTTCTTTTTTCTGTTTCTCTTTTGTGCAGTTTTTATTATTTCTTTATCAAATGTTGCTCTTGCACCTAATTTTATTAGTTTGTTTACTCTAGCCATTGCCCATGCTGACATGGGTATTCTAGGTCTTGAACCCGCAGATAAAAATGCACCTTGACCTTTACGATAACTTCGTTTCAAGTCTGTAATATTAAATAATTTAGATTTTTTTGCTTTTGCTTTAAGTGTTGCAACAACTTTAGCTGATAAAGGTTTTCTTCTTACTGCCATTATGCCCTGTTCCTTCGCCTTAATAATGCCAATGGTATTTTTGCACCAGACCTATATAAAGCACTAATTTGTTTCAATAAGTTTGCCCTAGCATTTCTTTTTGCACCTTTTAGACCAGATAGGTATTTTTTTGGTATACCTGTTTGTTTGTCTTTAGGAACTAATCTACGCTTCTTCTTCTTCCTCGCCAACTGTTTGTCCTTCTACTTCTGTTGTTGTGAATTGACCTCTAATTGTTCTGGTATTGTCAATTTCTTCATTTATAGATTTCATCATTTCAGAATCATCAATTACAGCCTGTGCTATCTGCTTATCTAATTCTTTGTTAAATGTTTCTGATTTTATGCCACTAGCTTTTGCCATTTGTAGATATTGTAAATCATTCGCCCAATCTCTAATATCAAATGTATCTGGATAATTAATTGAACCATCAAACTGCTTATCTTGCCACATAGCAAACAATGACCATATCTGTTCTTCTGCATTTTCAAGATAATCTGCTTTTTCTGATAACCTAGCATTTAATAATTGAAATTCTGTTTGTAATGCTATTCCACTAGCTATCTGATTACCTGTTGCCCTTACAGAACCCATATGTGTAATCCTATCAATAGCATCTACTTTGTTTTGAATACATTTCATAATACCATCTAGGTTTTGTCCGCTTGGCTGTATTATGTAAGGTTTCAAACTAGCATCTAAATCTTCTGGAACTTCTATTATTGCACCCGCACCCGCACTGGCTTCAACATTAGGTGTTTTAACCAAACTTGGGTGGTTTGCTAATCTAATTAACTGTTCTTTTTCTGAATAATCGTTATAGATTGATTGTTGTAGGTAAGCTACATCTGCTAAGTCGCTGATTCCTATAGGTCTTTTTGCACCTCTAAGATTATAAACATTCACAGCGGGTATCTTGCCTATTGGGTTCGGAACTTCTTCTAATAATCTAAAATCACCTTTTGAATATTCTTCTTGATATTCCTCAACCTCATAAGTGCTGATTGTTTCTTCTGTAAATACTTTAACTATTGCCCTATCTACATTTATATCCTCAACAACCATCAACATATCTAAATAGAACCTTCCACTAGCTGACCTTGCATAGTTCCAGTTCACAACATTTTCTGGGGTATATATTGAAATGTAAGGTCTAATATCTTGTGCTAATTCTTCTGCTCTAGTCTTTGCATTTGATTGGGGTTTATCAACAATTACCCAACAATTACCATAAATACTAGCGTTCATCTGCACTTCCCGCATAATAGTATTAAATGATCTACCATCTAGGTCTGCATCAACTAAAAATGAAGATAATTGTTCATCACCATCTAAACTACCATAATCTCTAGTTGGCGGTACTCGCCATAGAAAACTTGTGTATATTTGAACTACGTTTTTGCAGTGATTATCAACTGGGGTATGTCTAATTCTAGCATCATATTCTTCTGGTGATTCTAAAACATATCTGTGCAAGTAATATCCATTTTTATAGTCATTACCCCCTAAATAACTACGAATAAAAAACTCCCAGTTACCTATGTTCTTATCCCAAAGTTCATGTTTGCTAGTTAGTGTTTCCCTGTTCATCAACTCCACCTTTTAGGTTGGCTTGGTGCAAAATTCCTTCTAAGCGGAAAATTATACTCTACTAAATAACCTAGAGCATCATTCATGTGATCGTAACCACTATCTTTATCTGGAATATGTGTACCTTCCTTGTAAATCTGTCTTTCTATGCTTTTGATCGCATTTTTACAGAATTTAACAATAAACAAGCTGTTTTTACCATTTACGTTTTTCAGCTTTGAATTTACTGCATTAATCCTATCCCTTACTAAAGGTGCTGTACTTCTACATCTTACATCAAAACCATTATTTTTCAATATAGCTAAATCAGTTAATCCACCCGCTGACGTTTTTCTTTGCCTTGCACTTGGGTCTGGATAAACAACTATCTGCTTATTCTTGTATCTGGTTTTAATTTCATCACACATTTCATTTGTATTACTGCTGTATATTTGTATCTCATCTACGACAATAATTCTATCATTTTCTATAATACATACCACAGCACTCATTGGGTCTACATTAAAATCTAAACCAATATGTAAAACCCCTGTATTTTTATTATATTTTTCAATTATATTTTTATCTCTACTAAAATTATAATAAATCATTCCAGAATAGTTTACAAATGTAGCTTCGTATTCTTGTTGGAATGTTCTTAAATCTAAATCTTGTTTTGCCTGTTCTATTTCATCTTCTGATACTTGTTCACCTTCTAGGGTTGTATATTGGAAACTTTTCCAATCTTTATTGTTTTCACCCATTTTGTATAGATCATATGACCAGTTACCAAACCCTCTAGGTGTTCCACAAAATAAAGCATGACCTTCTGTATCTGATAATGTAGGTCTTAGAACCTCATACCAAGCTGTTTTGTTTATGTCTTGGAATTCGTCAAGTATAAGGAAATGTAACCCAACACCACGAAGGCTACTTTCGTTGTCTGATCCCCTAAGTGTAATCTGGCTATTATTTTTAAGTGTAAGTGTCAAATCACTATGGTTAATACTCTTTACCCATTTATGATAAATCATTTTTTCTTTTAAAACACCCCAACATATAGCTTTTGCTTGTCTATAACTTGGTGCAACATACCATATTTTTTTATTGGGAATACTTGCAAACTTAGCTATTTCATTGATTGCAACAAATGTTTTACCAAACCTTCTACCTGTAATTAGTACCCTAAATCTTGAATCATCTTGTATTACATTCTTTTGTGGGTTTGTTAAAGGCATTAATCAGCAGACCATACTAAAGGTTCATCTAATTCTGCTGTTTCTAATCTATCTTGCTGACCTAAAATATTCTTACCTAGAAATATTTGCATGGTAACATTGCCCTTATCTGCTGACTTCCATTGCAACTTTCTAAGTTTGATTTTCATGTCTGCTCTACCTTTTGTTAGAAATTCGGAATAACTCTTTCTAATAAGGCTTTCATCACAACCAAAAAAGTCTGCTATTTCTACGTTACTACAACCATAAGATGCTAATTTTTTTACTTCGTTTTCTTTGATATTATATTTTTTTGGTCTTGCCATTTCCTATTTACCCCATAGTTAGGTAATTAAGATTTATCTAATATTTTTCTAAAAATCTACAATATTTTTACTTTTCATACATTTTCGGCTTGATTTAAGAGCCATACAGTAGGGGTAAACTATGCCCTATGTGTGTTTGTACCCTGTAAAATCCACCTAATCTAGTTGCTCAATAAATTTCCTGTTAGCATAATCATAGTTTTTATTTGTAGCTGTAACCCCAGATGGTTGTGTTAGCAATGTCTGGTCAAAATGATATTTTACAGATTGAAAAAAGTTCATGTATGAGTTTCTTCTAAAACTACCTTCTGCATCTTTGTCTGAAATATGTTTTGGTACATCTTCAAATCTACCTTCTTCTTTAATTCTTTTTTTCAAGTTATTTTCTTTTAAGTCTTTGCATATTTGCTTTATCTCATAATAACTATCTTTTGCTTTTTTTATTTTCATTTTATTCCTCAAAAAGTTGATATTGACCTTGCTCATTCTCTATAACTTTCTCTTTTTTACTATGTATAAGTTTCATAACATCTTTTTCTGTTAGTTCTTTTGCCCTAAGTGTTTGATATAGCTTTACATTTAAAGTTTTAAGGTCTGACATTAAAGATTCATAGATATTATCCATTTTTTCCTGTTGCTCTAATGTCAAACCATTATCTAAAAACATCAATCTTCTTCATCTTTAATATTATGAAATGCAGTATATGCACCTAAATATTGTATATATGACATAGGAAATAATATTAGAGGGTCATATTCACCTAATAATGTTTCATCAATATTTTTTTCAAACCATACTATTGCTGTTTCTTTATCACAGTTTAGATTTTTCATAGCAATATCAATACATTTATTTCTGTCATATATTGCTATAAATTTACTTTTCATGTTTTTTTCAGCAAATCCAATAAATGCTTGTTCAAAGTCATCTGGTAATACTTTCAAATTATTCATACCCAATTCTCCATATCTAAATATTTTACCGCTTCATCTTTGGTAAAATGACCCTCTTTAATGGCTCTTTCAACGTCATATGAGTGTTGTTTTGCAAATTTGTGTACAAATGCACTACCTTCTTTCTTTTGTATCGC